ATGAAACTCATCAGTAATGATCTGCGCGATGGCGATAAGTTGCCACATCGTCATGTCTTTAACGGCATGGGTTACGATGGCGATAATGTTTCACCGCATCTGGCGTGGGATGATGTTCCTGCGGGAACGAAAAGTTTTGTTGTCACCTGCTACGACCCGGATGCGCCAACCGGCTCCGGCTGGTGGCACTGGGTAGTTGTTAATTTACCCGCTGATACCCGCGTATTACCGCAAGGGTTTGGCTCTGGTCTGGTAGCAATGCCAGACGGCGTTTTGCAGACGCGTACCGACTTTGGTAAAACCGGGTACGATGGTGCAGCGCCGCCGAAAGGCGAAACCCATCGCTACATTTTTACCGTTCACGCGCTGGATGTAGAACGTATTGATGTCGATGAAGGTGCCAGCGGCGCGATGGTCGGGTTTAACGTCCATTTCCATTCTCTGGCAAGCGCCTCGATTACTGCGATGTTTAGTTAATCACTCTGCCAGATGGCGCTATGCCATCTGGTATCACTTAAAGGTATTAAAAACAACTTTTTGTCTTTTTACCTTCCCGTTTCGCTCAAGTTAGTATAAAAAAGCTGAACCAGAAACAGCAAAAATCATTAATATCAATCCATTACAATACATTTGGCTTAAAAAATAGACTGTATAATACTGCAAAACACAACATATCCAGTCACTATGAATCAACTACTTAGATAGTATTAGTGACCTGTAACAGAGCATTAGCGCAAGGTGATTTTTTGTCCTCTTGCGCTAATTTTTTGTCATCAAACATATCGCACTCCAGAGAAGCACAACACCTTGCAGTCCAGTGCAAAGCTTTGTGTACCAGAGTTTTCCTCATCAACTACCGCAAGTATCGATCGATTGAGACTTGGATGATAGACTTCATACCTTTCAGAACTCATTGATTAAATAAATGTTAAATATATTTGCAAGGTACACCTCGATTGGTGTGCTGAACACACTTATACACTGGGTGGTTTTTAGTGTATGTATCTATGCCGCGCATACCAATCAGGCTCTGGCAAACTTCGCAGGTTTCGTTGTGGCTGTGAGTTTTAGCTTCTTCGCGAATGCAAAATTCACATTCAAATCATCAACTACAACGATGCGCTACATGTTATATGTCGGGTTCATGGGAACACTCAGTGCTACTGTTGGATGGGCTGCTGATAGATGCGCACTTCCCCCGATGATAACTCTTGTCACCTTCTCCGCCATCAGCCTGATATGCGGGTTCATTTATTCAAAATACATTGTCTTTAGGGATGCGAAATGAAAATTTCTTTAGTCGTTCCGGTCTTTAACGAAGAGGCCACGATACCTATTTTTTATAAAACCGTGCGCGAATTTGAAGGGCTTCAGCAGCATGAAGTCGAGATAGTCTTCATAAACGATGGCAGCAAAGACGCTACAGAATCAATTATCAACGAGCTTGCTGTTGCCGACCCGCTTGTGGTTTCGCTGTCGTTCACACGTAACTTCGGCAAAGAACCCGCCCTGTTCGCAGGTCTGGACCATGCTACCGGGGAGGCAATTATCCCGATTGACGTTGATCTGCAAGACCCTATCGAAGTTATTCCTCACTTGATAGAGAAATGGCAGGCCGGTGCAGATATGGTTCTGGCTAAACGCTCTGACCGCTCCACTGACAGCAGGCTGAAGCGTAAATCTGCTGAGTGGTTCTATAAACTTCATAACAAAATCAGCAACCCTCAGATAGAAGAGAATGTTGGCGACTTCCGGCTCATGTCTCGCGAAGTAGTAGAAAACATTAAGCTCATGCCAGAACGAAACCTGTTTATGAAGGGTGTGCTGAGCTGGGTTGGTGGTCGAACCGATGTCGTAGAATATGCGCGAGCAGAACGCGTTGCAGGAAGCACAAAGTTCAATGGATGGAAGCTATGGAACTTGGCGCTGGAAGGGATCACTAGCTTCTCAACATTCCCGCTTCGCATGTGGACCTATATTGGGTTATTTATTGCATGTATATCATTTACATACGGTTCATGGATGATAATTGATAAATTAATTTTTGGTAATAATGTACCTGGATACCCTTCAATTCTTGTATCAATATTATTTCTTGGCGGCATCCAGTTAATTGGGATTGGAGTGCTCGGTGAGTATATTGGTAGAATTTACATTGAAGTTAAGCAGCGTCCAAAGTATGTACTTAAGGGTAAAAAATGAGCAAGAAGCTTGAGCTTTTATATTGGCTGGCAACATTTATTGTATTATCAATAATTTACTCAATGATTGCTAAAAACATAATTCCAAACTCAGATGTCATGTCTTCATTCAGAGAGGCAAGGGATATTACTGAAGGAAATATTTTTCTCAGTGGGTGGGATTTATCAACTGTATCATTCTATTTCACAGAAATAATACCATATGCTATAGCGATAAAAATAATAGGATTTAATGAAAATCTGTACTATATTGTGCCTGGAGTTTTCATGTCTATATTAGTAACACTATCGCTATATATCTCTCATACTAAAAGTAGGGCATCGTTATGGCCTGTTCTTTCTGTATTTGGAATTCCAACGGTTTTCTCATCAAGTATAATGCTTATAGCATGTATACATATTGGTGCGTACATTTACATGCTGGCGATCATACTAATAATAGATAGATACAGAAAGAAAAATGATTTAAAATTACTTTTTCCATATGTATTTATGTTATCGTTGCTTGTTTTTAGTGATGATATATCTAAATATGCCTTTATAATACCTATAGTTTTTGTTTGCATATATAGAATGTATGCTTCTCTAATGAAAAGAGATTCGTTGAATACTAATGATTTGTTATTGTTGGTTTTCACTATATCATCTATATTTATTGCTGAGCTCATATCATTTATATTCATTAAGCTTGGTGGATTTAACCTGCCAGGCATAACCAAACCTCACATAGTAGAGTTTCAACAAATAACAAGCAACATATCTCTTGTTATCATGGGCGTATTCAAATTTTTTGGTGGGTACGCGTTTGGAATGGAGATAGGTAGCTTTAACTCATTATTCACCATGATAAAGGTGTTTTTCATTTTTGTATTCTTATTTTTATCTTATAAAAACATTCTTAAATTTAAAGAAATTGATTTTATTGACCAGGTTCTTATTGTATCATCATTAGTCATGTTGATTGCCTATATTTCAAGTGACAGGCCAACAAATCTTTTCTCAATTAGATACATAGTCCCAACGTTTATTTTCATGTCAATTGTGATTGCTAGAAATTCTTTCTCCTTACCAGTGAAGACAAATTTACTAATATCATTAATCGTTATTGCGTTATCGTTGCCAACGATGGCAACAACAAAAAACATTGTTAATAAAAATGATATTACAATAGAATTAAGAGATTTCTTAATAAAAAATAAACTACAAAGAGGTTATGCATCATTTTGGTTTGCATCATCTGTTGCTGGATTTAGTGATATCAACGTAGCTCCATTTGAGTCGTATGGTGATAGATTCACACCATATAATTGGTTATCAAAAAAAGAATGGTACCAAAAAGGAGCTAATTTTTTAATTGCTGATGATGTAGAGCAAGAGGAAAAGGCCATAAAACAGTTTGGGCAGCCTGATAGCACTCATAAAATACAAGACAAAAAAGTTCTTATTTGGAAAAATGGAATAGATTCACTTTAGTTTAATATGTTTTTTATTGGTGCCGCATGCGCGGCACCAGAATTATACATCTGCACCATCAGCTCTTTTCCATGTGGATGTGGTTATGTTCCACCAAATAGGAAGACCTAGCGTTGTATCGTAGTATTCAACTGGCACAATTGGAGAGACAGGCCTCTGCGCAGTTGTACCATATAACAAAGATGTTAACGGAGAGGTGTAGGACGCAAACTGACTGATGATGAAAAAAGGCGGATGAATGCGGTACTCGACTACATCGACGCAGTGACAGCAGTTGATGCTGCCCCTGCGCCTGATATCAACTGGCCCGCTCCCCCGGTTGCGTAGGCCACTCTATTTCGGGTGCCGCTGAGGTATCAACACGGTTCAGCAGTACCCTGTATTTTTTCCACGCCAGCAGTAACGTCTGTTCATCGTCTGTCGCCATTTCCAAATCAACGGCATCCTGCAGCGGTGCTATTGCGTTATTTGCTACGGTCAGTAGTGCTGATTTCTGCAGCTCAGCCTCCGCAACTAACGCGTTGTGAGAGCGTTCTGGGGGAGGTGGCGCGGTAAATACTCCGTCTGAATATGACCAACCGATGCCAGCATCGCCGTTTAACGGAACTAAATTACCAGCCTCTGGTTTCCATTCAGAAATTCCGTCCCAGATAATGACATTAATAACAACGTTATTATCAACAACTGCATAAACATCATTCATTTACATATACTCCCGAATTACCAGCACGCCATTTGCTCCGTGCCCGCCACGTCCTGACGTGTGTAAATAGCTATTATCGTATGCACCTCCGCCGCCGGAGCCAGAGCAAACTCCAGAATTACCGCTCAGTTGCCCAGCGCGGCCGCCGCCACCCCAATAGCTCGATGCCCCATTGCCTGCTAATAGCGCCTGGCCCGCCTGTCCGTCTGAACCGTCTCCGCCTTGTTCAGTTTTATAACCGCCAGAGCCTGAGCCACCGCGCCCGCCAGCGGTATTTGTAGCGCCGCCCCATTGCCCACCCTGGCCGCCGAGCGCAGTTAATGTCATGAACGAACTATTACCGCCATTATTTCCAGACCCTGGCCCATTGGCACCACTACCACCGCTACCAATTGTCACTGTATAGGTCCCTGGCCCGGCATCGTTGTCTGTCGCATAAATAGTGGCAAAAACAGTACCTCCGGCTCCTCCGCCAGCCCCTGAAAATGTCTGATTTGCGTTCTCCGCGTTACATCCACCGCCACCGCCGCCCGCCGCAGTCAGAATAACGTCAATTCGTTTTACGTCAGCTGGCCACGTATATGAACCCGACGATGAAAAAACGACAGTTTTGCTGTAACGCCCCGAGCCATCTCCCAAACCAAGGTATGAAAGAGCATCTTTCCACCCTGCACCATTGTTGTTAGGATCAGATAAATTTCCTTCTGTTGTATTAATGAATATTCTCTCCCCATCGTCAGAGATGAGCATCGCCCCTGACGGATATCCAGAAATCTCCGAAGCAAATTCAGAATCAAAAGTGTTCAGCGCCCCTGTGCTCGACCATCTACCAAGAGCCGAAAGTTCGTATAAAATTTGGTTCATATCCTGGCCTTTTGGCGGCAAACCGCCAGCAGATTTCAGGATCATTGTTATTGGAGGAAACCCCTGTTCATACGATGCTGAGTTATCACCTGCAGGGGTGGTTGGCAATATTGCCCCTCTCTGTCCATTAACTCCAAATGGCTTAGGTTGTTTTTTAGGTGAGTCAGAACGATTCATGCTTAATTCCTATAAAATGTGCCATCATTAAACGGATAGGCATCAGATGAAAAACCAAAATAAGGGGAAATGATTTTACGTATATTTACCAGAACACCACTCGGGACGGGCATCACCTCATAATTCGTGAGAATCGATTCTTCGTATGTCGCAAGCTCAAATTCAAACGTTATTCCTATTGTCATATCTCGATAATTTACGCAATATGCTCTCCCTCTTTGATAAAACAATATTTTTAGAAACCTGTTTATTTCAGGGATCGTGGCAATACTTATATTTGTGAATGCTTTGCAAAATATGAGAGTTCTGTAAGCATCATCACTCAACCTGACATTCGTTGTCTCCTGTACACCACCAAAAAAAGGTGAATCGTTGAAAGGAGTTGGGTAATCTGGATCTTTGCCATCTGCTTCATTGAATCCGAAAGAACTGGCTTCTATTGGAGCATTAATATAACGGCTTATTCCAACTATTTTACCCCACATGTCCAACCCGAATGTCTCACAGGTGGTCAAATCCCATATTTTTTTAATAAACTCATCAGTGAAATCATCAAGGCTAATTGCCTGATTAAAGGTATCAATGATGGATAGTAATTTTTTGCTTGCAGAGTACTGGGTAAGAATTGTGTCTTCCCACATACCGCTCCCCCTACGACACTGTAACAGTAATATCTGATTCCTGAATGGTTGGAACCTGGTCTATGCCCATAGTCACAGCAGGTCCGTATAGTGAACCATCGAGAGAAATTTCAAGAGACAAAATGCCAACTGTATCAGGAGATATTGAAATAACAGGGGCATAGTATTTACCAGCATTTATCGTAGAACCAATTCGTGCCTTTCCAATACCCTCATACCCTCCATTGAATACAGTAGCAACCATTTTCTTTACTTGCTTAGTTATATCACTTGGTGGATTTAGTGAGGCATCGATATTTACCTTAAAGTAAACCCGCGTAGGTGATGCCTTTTGCCATTGCATAACGTAAGATGGATATGGCGGCATGTAATTAACGTTATCGTAAACAGTGAACGTTGTATCACCATTCATATTGGCCCCGGGGTTATAAGTATTGAATATTGACTCAGCAACATCCGTATCAGCCCCGCCATAAACACAAATATAAACAGAATGCGCAAGAATCGGGAAATTCGTTGTTCCTTTATTTACTGTTTCTGCAGTTCTGTTTGACCATACGTAAGCATCAAGCACACCATCAGTCGCAAGTAACGCTGCTAATGTAGATGCGTCCTGATTTCGACTGTTTCTGGCAACTGATTGTCTCCGGCGAGTTTCAAAGGCGATACGTGATTCAACATCAACACCAACGACTCCGGGGCTGATATTATTTACAGCATCCCACCCCGAAACGGCTCGATAAATCTGGTTCAGTGAACCGGCTGCACACGGAATTGGCCCGGTTGTTGTGTTGACAAACTGCACATCAACAGAGCCTGATGAGGGTATTACGGCATTGTCAATTGACTGATATATATACCCGCTCGTATCCACAGCGGTACTCCCTGCTGGTATTGTTGTTCCAACCTGACCAATGCATGTTGCCGTAACAACTGTCCCCTGAGCAGCGATCCGTTCCATAAAGTAAATCCGGCCAATCCCGTCCTGGAATCTGCCAGTTGAAAAGTCAGGGTTAATTTGATTAAACAAACAAAGAAGCTTGTCGTATTCCTGAGCGATAATTTCAGTGTCAGACTGGGCGATCTGCCCTTGCGGTGAACTCAGTGATTGACTTGCACCACCACCAAGAGCAGTTGACATGTCTGTAAGTCTTCCCGCCAGCACATCCGCTATGTCGGGAACCGAAAGACCGTTTTCAGTGATGGTTACATCAGGAACAGCCGTATTTAATATCGTCATAAGGTGGCCTGTGCAATATTACCATTGATATCTGTAACGCGGATTGTGCCGCGAGTTGTGCGTGTATTCTTGTCAAAGAAAACTGATGCCAGAGCATCCTCAACGACAGGTAATTTGAGTGCTTCAGCCTGCATTTTCTGAGCAATAAAACCAGGAGATGGTCGCCTGCCAAGAACTTCTGCCTTCCATGGAATCCCAAGCGTATTGTCGTAATAACACTCTCCAGAAAACACCAGGCACGCACTGGCGACATCCTGAGCAACAGAATATGATTCTTCTGCGATCGCCAGATTGCCATTTCCGTCAAGCGTCAAGTCCCACGTAGAAGTGTCCAGTTGCATAGTTCTGTATGTCATGTCGGTTTATCCGTTGCATTGGAATTTATTGTTGACCCACCACTTTGTACTCCTGAAACAGAATGTTTGTGATTGTTATAGTTGTCCCTTAAATTTTTAACAGTAGATGACTGTGAACTTGCGTTATCCTGAATATCGCCGCTAACTTTAAGTAAAGGTGTATTCATGTTGACTCCACCAGGAGCATCAATATTTAACGATGAACATTTAATATTTAGTGGATTAGGCGTGGTTATGTTTATTGCACCATCAGCAAATTCAATGAATTGAGTAGGCGCAATGTTTAATACCCCACCAAGATAAATTGCATCAGATTTGCTGTGCCGTCTTTTGCTTCCAGGTACTGATTCTTTACGATTTTTTCTTACCAGTGATGTGTCTTTGTCGCAGACCGCAATCAGACCAATATCACCTGCCACAGGGTCCATAATTACAGCACTGTTACCTCTCTGCAACCGCCATACGGGAAGTTCATATAAAACTGAGTTAGAAATCATTTTTCCTGTACGGTCTGTTCTGGTAAGCAAAGGAAGAGCATCAACAACTAAATCTGGTGCCTCACCCCTGACTTCCTGAACTTTTGCTAACTCAATGAAGAAATATCCAGACATCAGCATCTCAAAAATATATTCCTGAGATTGAGCCTCACTTACCTGAGCAGGCGTTGGAGTAAATAGTTGCTTATCCATTATTCTGTTGCGCCTCTGCTCTTTGTTCCGCTGTTCTGGCGGCAATACATATTGAGTGCCATGAACCATTTGGCATCCATGATGATAATTCATGCCGAACGGAGGTTAACTTATACCTTCCGCTTGCATGTGGTAGTTCTGTTTTGATATCCACATATCTTCCAATGCAAAGGAGAGATGAATATTGCGTCTGAAACATCAGTCCCCCATTTGAAAATACAGGATATCCAACAAGTCCGTATTCTCTGGATATAAACGGAATTACATCGTCTCTGTTTTTTTCTGAAGGCCAGAACTCTACTTTTGTCGGTGGCGTGGCTGACATCGCCAGTCCATAATCTGAACAGACCCTATAAAGTTGCTCAAAAACACTTCCTTCAAAATGCGGACTTCCTGATGTTGTCATCCCTTTTACATTATTAAACACAGCCTCATAACCTGCACTTGCACAAATGGATGAGATGACATCTTCAACACTTTGCGCACCCTGCGCTGTAAACGGGCTTGCTGGCATGTTCTGTAAATCAACATTAGAAGAGGCTGTTATCATCAGACTGCTTTCAGGAGCAGAATTCATGTTTGCTATTGATGAAAGCATCGTGCCGGAGAAAACAAGAGAATCATCAGCAAATACCTCAACATTTAACTTCTGACCTTCCCCAACAATACCATCAGCCTTCCCTGATATATCAGCAAGTCTTTCAATTCCTAACCCGTAAAGAGATATATCAGCCTGAGCACCTCCCCGACCGGTAACAAAGTTCAGGGATACTGTTGACTTAACATTTCTGATGGAGATTTTATTGTTTCCATTTTTATCAAATGCTGATGATTCATTCGTGAAGTCAAACCGAAGACTGTGATTTTTATACAAGCTCGTTTTCCTCGATGTAGTACAGCAAGTAACGACTACCCAAGCCTTCCCATTGCGGGTCTGATTCCCCATCATTATCAATGAAAATAAGGTCTCCCTTAAATCCAAGGTAGGAATATCTTACCATCTTATTCCCATACAGACATGGAACGCCCTGCATAATTGGGACTTCATTAACAGTTAAATCCATGTACATAAAACTCTGTCGCTGAACAAGTTTTATATTACATTGCTGACCAGCCAGACTTACCGAAATGGACTGAGATTTGCTGGGAAGAACAGATACTGTAATCATGTACTCGCCTTAACTATATTTTTTGCAATATCTGCCGCTTTTTTTGTTGCGCTGTTTGTAACTTCGAGTATTGGTTTAGACACCGTATCAAGAGCACTCTGAAATTCAGTCTTTATTGTGCCGGAGATTTTTCCAGTGATTTCGCCAACAGATGACTTCAGTGATGACCATGATTTACTTAGCTCATCGACAGTAGATTCCCTGGCTCCGCCATTGGTTATTTGCGGATCAACTCCTACATCACCCTGTGACTTATTGTTATCCGTTGGCTTCTGTTCTGACTGAGATCCAGAGAGAATAACTTCCATTTGCTGAATGACCTCCTGAAAATCAAGATAAACCGTCAGAAGAGTCACCCCTTTTTGAGAGTTAACTTCGTAATAGTGGTCAACAAGGTCGAAACTCTCCAGAGTTTCCTTTGGCGTTTCAATATCGTATGTTTTTGCAGAGGACAGCATCGTTTTGATTGTGTTCAGCGTGCTGTTCTGGCTTGTGAATGTGAGATCGAAAATATTCGGGATATTGCCGGAAAAACCAGTAAGACCATTTACGATGATTGCGCATCTTACCCTGGCGGGTTCTTTAACTTTGTTGATGGACTGGTATTTCCCTTTCTCCACCGGAGCGTTTGTTATTTGCGCCCTGCCACTTGGCTGCACGGATGCCATACCACTGAACTCAAGAGCAACCTCGCCAGTTTCCCTGTCACGAATCACATACTGGGGATGCAGAACGCTGTCGATAATCGAAAGCGGAGAGCCGCCACCGATAGCATTGAATATGTCTGCTGTGTTTAAATCGATTATGCCCATCTACTCTCCATTAAACAAAAAACCCAGCCGAAGCTGGGTTTAGTGAATTGGCTAGTTATCAAAAAGTCCGTACGTTTCTTCTTCTTCAGGAGTAAGGGGAAGAATCTCAATTCTATCTATAGATACCTTTTCAATGTACCCATGAGGTCTGCTTAAAATTAAAGCTCTCTCATGCCACAAAACACCAAGAATGTGATATCTCCCAGCATCGCCTTTTACCCTGGCTCTTCCTTTGATTCTTGGCGGCATAATGCCATATTTTTTCTTTGCCATTATGCAACATTACTCCCATGAATCAGGTGTTGTAGTGCTTTAACACCTTCCGCATTGTAGCGGAATGCTTCCACCTGTTTGCTGGAATGCGCCGATTTATCCAGGAAGAACTTCCCGTACTGCTCAGTTTTGATGTTGTTTGCGTTAGCAATGCGACCAATCTTGTTGGCCGTTACTCCAAGCTGCTCTGCAACCTCCCCTGCTGAGTAGTAATGCTCTTCTATTGCCGGAAGAGGTATTGCATTAAAACCAACGAGCGGGTTGATTATACTTGCTGCCGCTGTCTGCTTTGCCTCAGGCGCAAGATTTGGCATCAGATCGAACAGATTGGTAACAGCTTCAACCGTCATTTTCAATGTTCGCGCTTGACGATACTCAACAAGTCCACTCGCTGATTTACCGCTTTTAATGTGCGCTTCTTGCATACTTTCAAGTTGGTCTACCAGTGAGCGGCGAACGGCTTTTGACTCGCGAGCGGCAACTCGCAATGCTTGCTTGATTGACATCTCAATGATAACCATCGAAGTTTTGTTCGCTTTTTGCACTACACTTTTTGTGTAGTGCTCTCCTTCAAGCTCATTACCTAAGCGTGGACACGGTGAATTTTGGGTATAAAAAAACCCAGCCGAAGCTGGGTCGTTGCGTTGTTTATCTGTCAGTAGTTATGTACTGAAGGAGGTAATTCTTTATTCTTAAGTCTCATCCATGCGGAAAGATTCGTTGGTCCGTCTGGCTCATTGATATCAACATCTCGTGTGTGTTTTATTAAAATGTCTCTCGCCATTCCGATAACATACGAAAACTCATGGCCGTAGTCGTAGCATCTGCCGGAATAGTTCGATTGAATTTGTTTTAATGCCGGATACAGTTCGCGGAATAATGCCTGTGAGCGGTTGGCATAATCCCATAACCATACAAGGCTGTTTGCTTCTTTTGCAGAAAGCTCGTTTGCTTTCTTCTCTTGCTTGCCAATGAACTCACCTTCAAGCACTACCCTGTGGATGTACTCTACGGCTTGCGGGATTTGTTCAATTGAAAGTTCATCAATGCTGTCAATACCAAAACGCTGATGAACCATATTGTATGCATCGTCATAGCGAAGTCCTTTCTTTCCTACCAGCATGTTTACTGCATCGCGTAGCGGTGTTCTTTCCTCAACTGTGGTTTTCTTGCCTTTCACATACTCGCCATATTTGCGAATTGAAGGCAGAACTTCTGCTGTTACCCACTTGCGGAATTTGTGCGGGACTGAACCTTTATTGACGGCATCGCGGCAGCGCAAAACCAATGTATACATACCTGATTCGCTCACAATGCTTAAATTCTGCTCACCACCAAGGGTGTAACTTAAAGTTACTCCCTTCTCATCGTCATCAAGTGCAGTAAGCGCCTTGCGTGAGTTAGTCAGGGTTAAAGCATCACAAACATCTTTTGCTACAAACCACGGCTCACCGCACTTGTTGATGACGCGGATTTCACTGTCGCCGAATTTGAAGATGGTGAAATCGTTTTGTGCCTTTGCTATACTTTTCATGTCAATATTTCCCGATCAGATTTGTTGATGTAGAAGCCTCGCCAGTTCCCGCTGTCGGGGCTTCGTTATTTTTAGAGAGCATTCCGCATTTTCTCCCGGTACTTCAACCACCAAGCAAGTCCCTGAACCAACACTGAGTTTTCTGACATCCCCTCTTCCTTAGCGATGCGTTTCACCTCCTCCTTAAAACGGTACGGATACCGAAGAGTTGTCTTCACTTCATTCTTTTCCATTGATCACTCCTTTTTACGTAATGGCATTATGCCTTGAAAGCAATATGCCATCATTGAATATAAATAGCAATATGCCATCATTGTTTTTTTTGAGGTGATGTTATGGCTGAAAAGCAGGTTAAAGATTACGAAAAGTTTGTTGTGCGTTTCCCTGACGGGATGCGAGATGCTATAGCTGAACGAGCCAAACGAAACGGCAGATCAATGAACTCAGAGATTGTGCAGATACTGGAAGATGCCTTGAATGCAGAAAATACTCTTGGGGAAATAGCAGATAAAATCAACAGCGTCTCGGTTCCGCTAAATGTTGATGCGCTAGTTCAACTTCAAGCCCAGGTTATCGCCATGCAAAAAGAAATACAGGAAAAGTTCAGAGAGCAGAACGAAAAGTTGAGAGAACTGCTAAACAAAAAACCCACCTGACGGTGGGTTTTCATTTTTACCGTCCGACTTCAGTCAACAGGCACAAACAGAGAAAACGTTACAGGTGACTAAGGCATTGCACTGGAAAATGCCGCGTTTGTTGACGCCCGGCTAACTTGCTGATTGACGCTTCTGGTAAGAGCATCAACTGTTGTCGGGTTACTGTTAACAACTACCGTGCCAATAGTTGTACTGCTGCTACGGCTGTTGTCAATTTTTGATGTTGTCTGGTTTGGTGTTGAGGCGATGCGTTGCTGCTGCTGATAGTAAGCCAGCGTCTCGTTTTCTTTTGCATTAAGAGCGGCGCGAATCTTTGGTACATATTCTCGCGTTTCTTTCGGCAGGGTGTTCCAGTATTTGGATGATGGTGAATCAAACCCGGTACTGGATATGTATTTTAACTTTTTGTCTACATTGCCCATCCCCCAGTTGTAAGCCATCAGCGCATGGTTAACATTGCCTTTATAGTGCTTTAGCAAATCCCTCATGAACCTTTCAGCAGCAGCGCGAGATTTCACTTCATCAAGACGCTCATCAATCCCATCCCCGACCTTTAACCCGTACGCTATGGCAGTATCCTTCATGAACTGATACGGACCAACAGCACCTTTCGGGCTATAAAGTTTTTTGCCACCGCTCGATTCCACCTCACGAATGGCATCAAGGAGAGAATCCATGCTTACTGGCTTTACTCCGTCAGGGAGAGGGATATCTGGCTGAATGTTATTGCCATAAATCTCATCGCCTCTACGCCCAAAATCGGTATCAAACCCCATGCTGCGCATGGTATCTCCAAGTTCACGCTTAGAGTAATCAAACGATCCTTTAGCAGCACCCTCAATGTTTTCCCTGTCATTGTAGAGATACAAACCATATGCTATTAACCCTGCTAACCATGGAGGAAGGGCGCCGCCTGTAAGTTTGCTTCCTACATATGCTGCTGCCAATAGCTTCAGAGCCTCTTCCGCACCACCAACTGCCTTTGTGAATTGCTTAGTCATATTCCCGGCGTCATTGAAAAAGCCAATGATGTCGCCATGATGTTTCTCAATCCAGGAACCAAAAGCCTTCATCCCGTCAATAACGTCTGGAGCGAATGCCATGGCTAAATTTTGCTTTAATCGGGAAAACTCTGAATCAAGTTGCCCAAGAGTGGCAGCAACCTTCTCCTGCTCTTTTACCTGCTGTGCTGTAATACGGGATTTCTTTGTTTCTGAATCGACAAGCTGCTTAAGTTCCCCTGATTTTATTTTAGCGGCATCTGTCGGATCGAACCCTGCGGCAGCCATCACCTGCATCAGGTTTTCTTGAGAATGAGTCTTGCCATAGCGAGAAAACTCAGCAAGAGCCTTGTTTGGGTCGCCGAGCTTATTGATATCTAATCCGGTACGAGCTCCAAGAATCAGCAAATTTTGGGCAGCGCCAGTAAGCCCTCCCATAACAGTCGGATCGGCAATATTTGCCAAAGCCATTCTGGCATTCCCAGAAGATGAAATGAACGAGTCACCGTTAAGACCAGCCTGGCGAAATCCCCGCTGAACACCAAACATCTTATTAACATCAGAGTCGAAAAACTTGGCCTGTTGGCTGGCCCTCACAATTTCGTTGGCAGTAGATGTAAAAAGTTGCTTAATTCCATACAACCCGGCGCCAATTCCCAAAAATCCAGCGGCTGCTGTTGTCACGTTGCGGAAAGCTGAAACAGCGGTTTTACCGAACCTCTCCGTTTCCTGCCGCTGTTTTTCAAGTTCCTTTAGCCTTTCCTTCTCAGCCCTGGAAAGATCTTTGTTTAATTTACTAACTTCATCTTTTACTTTCCGTTTTCCATTCAGGAATTCATCGGCCTTAATTGTGACCTTGTAGGCCAACTCATTGATAATCATCGCTGCTCCTGATGTTTATTCCAGACCCGCTTGTTAAATGATTCCACCGAGATAATTTCCAGAAGGTTATACATATCACGAACAGATAACCGTTCCTGCAAATCGGTATAAGTGGCTTTTCCTGAACAGATAATGGCGTTCATTGATGGTGTGACGTTTACGGGGCTAACGAGTTTTGCCGGAAGAGTCTCCTCCTCCATGAACGGGTACTTCACTCTCCGGCGATCGTTAAAAAATCAAAATTGACTTTAAATACCTTATCCATTACCTGACGAATGGTTGATACCTCTTCAAAGTCGACTGGCTTCACGGTTCGCACCTGTCTGCTGCCTTCGTGTGTAATCACAATTTGCACAGTTGACATCAGGCGATCACGAAGTTTTCTGGCGACTTCCGGCGATGCGGCAGAAAGAACATTCAGACCAAGGGTGGCAAGGCCAGCACACCCCATGGCAATCACATCAGCAGGAATGCCAGAGAATCCCGATTCCCCCATGGAGCGGAATAAATCCTGTGCCAGTTCGTCGGCATCCCATGCCGACATCTCTGTGATAATGAACTCCTTCCCATTGTCGCGATTATCGTCTTCCACGATAAAGGGGATTTCTTTACGTGCCATCAGATAGTGCTCCGTGTTACAGACTCAAAGTGAAATACTGCCGGGCGTGGTTGCAGTACGCGCCGACCCGGAGGGGTTGGAGTCCATGTATAAAGAACCCCGTTCACAAAATTCCACTTCGCGCCGAGAGCCGGAACTGTAAGCACCGCATTACACTGAAACGCTGAAATTGCAGTTCTCTCTGCTGCATACCAGTCATCAATCAGCGAGCCAGCATTGGATGTGGGCATCAGGTTGATGGTGAACTCTGTCGGGTTAAAGATAAAACCAGCATGGTATTTACCGTCCGCTGACATCATGTCTTCTTTGTTCTGTAGTGCGCCAGTTTCAAACATGTTATCAGCTGCGTAGTCGTCAACATCAAAACCGCCAGGGTAGTAAGCGGGGACGACGATTCGCAGCTTACTGTTTGCCGAGGTGATATCTATAGGCATGATTTATTCCCTTATAAAATCGCGGTTGAGGACATTGTGATGGACTGGATTAACTGACCATCGACATAATAGAAAATGACACCTTTCAGGTCGCGCTCAATGCGTGCAGAGCCTGACTGTGTCGGGATGTACAGGAACCAGCCCTGTGAATACAGCGTCGATGAGATATCTTTTCCAACTGTGTTATTCACAATTCTGGTTTGCGCATTATCAAGTTTCACGCCACGCTGAATAGCCCCGAAATTGAGAGCCTGTTCAGCAACATCAATAACAGCGGCAGACACTGCGCCGTATCCTGTATCATTGAACGGGTAAGACTGGTTATTGGTGAACAGGTTGGCAAAAGCACTAACCAGATTGGCATTAATCCATACCTGATTAATAAAACTGTCCAGCCATACAAACTTGCCAGTAATGGCACCATCAGATGCGTACTGCGCCATTGTTTTGTTCAGGCTGTATGAGCCGTAGAAGTTGTAACCGTTTGACTTCAGTGCCTGAGCGGTAGCCAGATCGCTGACGTTGGGTGCTAACCCTGAAAATCCACGGAACTTGAACGAGATACGCCCATTGGTGCGTGCAAAATCCACGGATGCAGCATATGCCAGTGCTGTAACGCTATACAGGTATGTTCCGTACACCGGAAAAATGTTCTCGTAGCCATTTGCCACAACCACTTTCTGCACAAAGCAATTGGCATTATTGGCTACCGTTCCTGCTGAAGTGGTGTCGTGAACAACATATCCAAATCGGTTTTTACTGCTGCTTGCCCATGCGCACAATTCTGTTTTCTGGTCATCGGTCAGTTCGACCAGCGAGTTAAACAGGATCCAGTTCTGGTTGACGTTGATGATGTTGTTCATCGTGTCTGTCAGAGTTACCGCATCAGAACCCGGTGATACAATCGCTGCGGAATCCTGCGTCAGTAACAAGCCGGTAGCCAGAGCGCCAGCAGAGGCATAAGACACTTCACTCTCTGCGCCAGTAGTGGCAGAGCGAATGATGAATCGGTTAGCGATTGGCAACCATTCAACCACCACCTTGCTTGCACCAATTCCAACCTGCAACTTGGACGCAATGTCACTAAAACTTGTGGCTGTGGACAAATCAATTGATGTGCTGGTAGTCGACTCACCGTCAATGGAAAGGGTGATTGTTCCTGCTGGAATCGCTTTCAGTGTTGCCAGGGAAACACCTTTCAGGTTGCCGGACAGAAGATACCCAGCCACTGGTGAAGTAACAATACGATACATCAGCAGTTCACCAGGAATAACGGATGAGTTTTCGTATCCGTTAAAATACTGTTGTGCTGCGAGGAATTCTTTCGATTCACTCCCCATCAAAGCTGATACATCAGATGAGGAGTAATAAGATTGTACCGCGCCAACCGGGATAAGCTCGTTATCGGTCAACATCAGGCCGTTAGCATCAACCGCAGAACCGGCAGGCGTAACGACATTGGGCGTGATATTAAAATCTACAGATAAAGGGATTGTGCTCATGGGCGGTTATCCACCTGTTCAGTTGAAATTTCTGCTTTGTCGAAATAGTCCTGCTGGAACGACACGGTGATGTGTGCTTGCAGGGAAAGAGTTAACGTGTAACGCTCCTGCCACTGACTCTCGGCGTTGATCATCGGCGCCTGAATGGCAGGAGATGAGTAAAGCGGCGCAAGCCGTGCATCAATAGCCTTGATGATGTCGTAGCCATATCCACTGGTGAATGTTGTTTCCAGTGCAATAGCTCTATCCCCTGCCCCCTGACCATAGATATCTACCTGAATATCAGCCTGGCGAACTTCCGTATATCCCATGGTGCTTGTGTCCGGAGAGCCGGTATCTTGCTTAATCTCTCTCGTCGTGGATAGTCTGGTGAATCGCAAAGGGGTCAGGATACAGAACTGATCTTTGGGCATTGGTACACGGTTAGCCTGAGCCTGCAGGCATTTACCAGCGATAGGTTCTATGTAGCCAGCAAGTACATCGATAATATTATCGACAGTGAAATCATTCATGGGCTTACCTGCAATACAGCAATCAGCCGGCACCAGTCAGGCCACAACTCTATTGGCTCAACAACAAGCCATTGTTCCCCGTTAATCACGAAGATATCTCCGCCCTGCTCCAGTTCTCGCTGCACACTGAAGTAATTACCATTGACGTAAATCACTTTTGCCAGCCCCTGAATATTCAATCCATCGACGTGTTGCATGTCGCCGCGACTGATTGGCTGTAGTTGAATGGTAACGTTCTGGTCAGGGAGATAAGACGGAATCGGCTTGCGACCGGGGCCGATAGTTTCACCTGCATACTTTTTCAGGATTGCCGGGATGTTGGGGTTAATGCTTGTGATCGCGTTATTGGCTATCTGTCGAAGATTCAATTTCACCTACCTCATAATCAACAGCCCTTAACATGTCCCCGGTCCATATGAGAGGCTTGTTGTTGCTCATATCAACATCAACCTTTTTCACCGGACCGAAATAGCCCGGACCACCAAAAACATCTTCTCTGGCCTTCACTACATCCCACTTAGTCATTTCCGCCCTGTTATTAGGGAATCTACTTCTTAGAAGTACTGTTACCTGGCTTAATGGCGGCTCTTGAATAGTTCGAATGGATTCCTGGATGTCTGCTTTTATGATCTCGCCGATAAGATTCAGAACAGTATCCGTATCTCCGTCATGCGATTTCATGAGCTTTTCGACCTTTTCTGACCACTCTTCAGATTTAGAAGCTATAGCATTCCTGAAGAATGGCCTTGGCGGACTTCCACTTGCCGGGTTACCAAATTCGTTAGATGCTGCAACCATTGGCATAGAAGTACCATCTGGATAGGTAGCACCTTCAAGAAACCCGACCTTCAATTGCTTTGAGGACAACTCACTACTAACTGAATCAAGGAACTCCATCACCTTATCCATTAGTACCTCCGGTAATACCCATACGGGTAATTTGATGGAGAATGCCCGCTTATATACTGGAAGGTGCGAAACGGCGCCGTAGCATTCCAGTAATCAGCCCCGTACTTTGTTTGCATGTACCATGCTGAATTTGCTGTTCCCCCTGGCATATCGGCATGAACGCTAACCGAACCCTCTGAAGCACTGTCGATTCTTCCAACCAATCCGGATGGAGACTGCCCATTCGCTCCTGAATACAAACAGGCGATATGGGCAACCAGCATATTCAGCAGCATTGAGCGTACAGCCAAATCCGACACACGACTTGAGTCTGTGTTATCGAGATAAATGGTTGCTTGCGTGAAATACTGCTGAAGAAGTGCGTCGTCGACAGATGAGAATTCAGGATAGCGTAGCTTAAATGCGGAGGGGTCAAAGATTACGACGCCCATTTGCTGCTCCCGCTATTTTTCGTCAGCCTTTTTTACGCCCGGAGCCGGATTTTCCGGGTCAAGGCCTTCGAGGCCAGTTTTTGATTCTTTCAGATCTTTACCCTGCGCATTCAGACTGCGAATATCTTTCTGAATGAAGATTGCATTGTTCTGAATATACGCAGCATCCTTATAGGTCTCGATGAACTTATCCATGAAGTCTTTCTCGACCATGGTAACTCCGAAAGCCCCCTCAGGAATTGCACCATCAAGACCACGGAGGGCGGTTGTTGCCGCCCCGTTCAGGATTACTGTTTTGCCATCCAGGGTTACCTGAAGGCCATTTGGCAATTTGCAGCCAACACTTACCATTTCTGCCATGAATTAAACCCCCAACATGCTTGCAAATGCCAGCGGCTGGCGAATGATTGCGCCCCAGGTGCCACCGGTTTTCTTTTGTTTGTACGCGGACAGGTCAACAACAACCGGATGCGCACGCATTTTTTCGGTAAATGCGCAGTAGCCGGTGTCCTGACCATCCAAATCGTCGGCAATCAACTGAACCAGTTCGCCGGATTCGGTTTTGTACTCAACAGCAGTGACAACACGCAGGTTCGGGAAGTTTTTCTTCAGCTGATCAGACACGTTGACGTTGTACATGTTAGTCTTGGTCAGATTTGCTTCTGACTCTGGACTCATCGCCAGCGTCATCTTGCTGTCTCGCTCAACGTACCCCTTGGTCTGCTTCACTAACTGCATGTAAAGCGCCTGGATATCGTCATACACCGCCTGACCGTCTTTGGTTGCCCAGGTTGTTCCGCCACTCGCACCAGTTGCACCCGGGGTGATTGATGCCGGAAGGTTAGGGTCATTCAGAATGCCGTAGTTCTTCAGGCCAGCAATGCCGAAGAAGTAGGACTTGTTCTGAAACTTATTCAGGGTCAGCGCAGAAGCAGTATTCAGTTGTTGAGCCCATGCAATGCGGCCTTCACCGTAACGGTCAAGTTCCAGCTCACCCCACTGAGTAATGGTCTGGTACAGATAGGACTCACGAGCAACCCAGTTGACGTTAGCATTTACCTGCCCATTATTGTTGTAGTCACCATAACTGGAAACCTGACCCGTTGATTCCACAACCGGGAATTGTGCGGTCATGGTGGTCCAGTCTCCCTTCTTCGTTTCCCCCAGAATTTCCACCGCTTTCATCGGAGTGACAAGGATGCGAATCAGTTCCGGGTCAACGTAATTAGTGAAGTACCATGGAATGCCAGAGTTGCTGGTTGTTACCAGTGAAGGCTGAGAGTCCATTGCATAGGAATAGCTATTAGCAACAGCCTCCGTCAGATAGGCTTTGGCTTCCGGAAGGATTACACCGTAATCTCGCTCAGCCATAGCTTTATGTTGTAAAAATTCTGCGTTATTCATGTATTAGCTCCAGGTGCCCATCTGAATCAACTCGCCAGCCTCGCCAGCACTGCCAACAACAAATTTTGTTTCAACGTAATCCGAAATTGACGCCCCGGCATCGCCAGCGGTAATAGTTCCATCTGACAGCTTGGCGAAAATCTTCTGTCCTACGGTTGCCGCACCGGCAGTTTTCACCCAGTAGTCACCAGCAGTCATCAATGTCATCTGAACTCCAGGCTGAATAGTCATAGATGACTCACCAAGCCATGTGGTGACAGACGCCTGCCCTTCCCGATGAACGAAACCGGCAGGAGCACCGGTTCCAGTGTTATTGACAACACCATTGCTTACCCATGCAAAGCGACCAACAACAACCCCATTTGCACCGGCAACAAGAGCGCCCTCACCTGCAAGAAGACTTGCTTTAGGGTTAGCCGAAGCGAAATCTCCTTCAACTCCCGGTGCCTGTTGCTGGTTAATTACACTTTGAAAGCCACTCATTTCTTAGCTCCGTTTCAGTTTAGTTGCGCCAGGAAATGCCTTGGCGAAAGAATTGGTTGCGGCAGCATCCATACCCATACCATGAGATGGTTTGCGAACTACCGCTTTCTGGCTGATAGCAAATTCAACCATCGATTTAAGTGCTGAAGGATGAACGCCTTTATGTTCGGCACCGATTGAATCAAGAGCAAAGCGATAAATAGACTCTGCGGAATCCATAGCGACCAGACTCACATCACCAACCAAAGCACGAACACATTCTCGAGCCTCATTGGCTTGACGGATACGCCCCATCACATTCTCTTCAGCTTTTCGAATCAATGCGGCATCCATAGCTGCTTTATTCTCATCATCGTCTTCATCCTCGGCAGTCTTTTTATCCTTGCCGTCATCATCTTCGTCTTCCGCTTCTTTGCGGTCACGATCGCGATCCTTTCGCTCACGTTCTTCACGCTCTTTTAGTTCATCCTCTTCACGTTTCAGACGCTCTGCTTCTGACTCATTATCTCTCTCAGCCTGAGAGGCTTCGTCTTCAACAACCTTTTGCACTTTCTTTTCCACTTCTTCTGGCTTCTCATCACTGGCCAGCATCGGCGTGATAACTGCCATCAACTTTTTAGTAAGTTCTGACATTGATTTCATTCCTGTTGGTATTGAATCCCCGACAACAACGTCGGATCCGGCTCTTCCCTCTGTTACGAGAGCAACGTGGTTCCCGACGATATCGCGCATTACACCATCGTATGGCTGTCCTTCATGCACGCCGGGGGTCATGTCAGCTACATATCTGTAGGCCGACGAAAGTTCTTTCTTCTCGTCTGTCTCTATTCCAGCGATAGAATCTGCGTCCCAGACAACAAGCGAATTCTTGAGATAAGTCCCGTCAAACTCAGCATCAGTACCAGTAGAACCAACCACAGCCATTTTATGAGGGTCTGAAGCAGTAACCGGAATGTGTTCGTTAAGGAGCGGGATGTTGTTGAATGTAGATGCTGCTTTGGCTAACTCTTTCGGGTCACGAAGCAGGTAGTAAACCTTGTCAGGCTGTAAACCTAGCGATCTGTAATTAGGGATTTCACGTCCATAATAAGGGCAAACGTTAGCCTTACTGATTGGCGTCACTTCGATATGCAAACGCCCATCCTTATCAAAGGAGCGCACCGTTGCCTTGTCGAATGCCAATCCGTGATATCCCCATTGCCAGTCGCCTTTAACTTTGCGTAATGTCATGCTTTTACCTTTCGGCAGGCAATAAAAAAGCCGCAGTAGCGGCCATTATTTCCTCTTGGGCATAGCTATTTTCAGTAGTGCAATCATTAAGCAACCAAAAATCAACACTAAGCCCAGAGACCATAAAACCTCAATCATTTTCTATCTATCCCAGGGATAACAGGAGACCACGTACAACGGCAGTTGATAGCCTCTCCCGGCAGCACCCATTCACCATCGAGATACAGCCCTTTATCGAGGTCGAACTCTTTACCGTCAGCTTTCACATGGGATGGCCTTGGCTGCTTCCCGGCGTGTGAGTGACGCCAGATTCCTTTGGTGATTCCTAACCTCTTCTGCCGTTCAGACTGAATTACCGCTGTAGCTTTGTTGTTCTGATCGCGTGCAATCGTCTCAGCGCGTCTGCGTGTAATGCCATATCGCTTAACCAGTTCATCAGTGAGATAGCCAAGGTCACGACCACGGCTGACAGACTGCATGACTATCGTCTCAACCTGTGTGTGATAGTGTTCAGGTATGGATTTAATCAGGTTGACGTTCTCGTTAACGACAGCCTGCATCACGTTCTTAAGCTCGTCATTCATTGTGAACTTAACGGTAAATCCGCCAGCCTTTAACGCTGAGTGTAACGAAACGTCGGTGTTGCGCAGTGTCTTATCAACGAAGCGATCAGCCAGTTTCTTAGCCAGTTCATTGAATTTATGCTCCCACTGCTTGCCTAGTCTGGACAATCTACGCTTTAACTCATTCGCGGGGCTGGAATCCATCGCCATGTTGTTTTTGTATGCGCCCTCAAGCCAGTATCGGTATGACTTATCCATCTCCCTAACCAGCTTGAGAAGCTCAGAGCGATACCACTCATGAACTCCGGCGTTAGCTCTGACTGGACGAAGGGTTTTCCTGGTCTTCAAATCCTTCTTCGATGGACTCGTTTTCGTACTCTTCTTCGTCATATTCAGATTCCATCATGTGGTATGGGCTGGCCTTATCCGACTGGCGCATACTTCTTATTGCATCAAGGTCAAACACGCCAGCTTCGGCATAGTTCTTATCAGCCTCAGACTGATGTTTCATGATCTCGGCTTTCTCTGCTTCTGTAAGCTCGTACAGCGGCAGGAATTCAAAATCAATGTCAGGGTCAATCTCGCCAAATTCATTCAACTGGATAACATCCAGCACTGTTTTCAGCGGCACCCTGAACAGATTCTCCTGCATGGCGTGTATTGAGTCATAGAAGACGCGGATTTCGCCATCAGATGAAGCGTTTAGCCCGTTAGGAGTGATGCCAAGGAGCTTAACCAGAGGAATGCTTGATACCGATGCCATTTGTTCCTGCGCTTGCGCCTGAAGAGCATCGACTCCAGACAGACTTGTCACAAACTGGAAGAATTCTTCCGCATCCTTATCAATAAGGAACATTCCGCGATTGTCGCGTACCTTATTAAAGAGCTCGGCACGCATAAACAGGTTTTGGTCTGCAATTCCAGACAAGGCATTCTGCATGTTCGTCTTCAGCCCATAGACCACAAACGAATGAACCAGATCGCTAACGCTGTCACGTGTTCTCAACCAGTTCTGCACGTATGGCTCTGCCATCTGACTCAGCGACAAGCCGCCGAAGTTGTACGCCGCTTTGAGAATGTCTGGCACCTGGCGAGAAATCATTGTCAACATACGGCTGGCGTGAACCGTGCGCCCCATGACATACCATTCAGATGGATTGAAGAAATCAGGACTGAGAGGGTTATCAGCGTTATACACACCAGGGTATGTCCACATGGCCTCGATAACGCGGAAACCATTCAGGCTTCCTTTGGTAATCTTGCGCGGGCTGATATAGAGCTTCTTATCCAGTTCGTCGGGAACCAGCCAGGCTGAGTTACCGCTTGGCGTCTTCACGTCGATATAAATCTGTCCGCGCCCGAAGTAACCGTCATGTTCTGCCGCCTCGCGAAACTTCTCTCGCACTCTGAAACGCTTTAATGCGTCGTCAAGCTGGCGAATCTTATCGGCCTTGTCGTCACCATCGTCTTTACCTACATGCTTCAGCTCAATCCATTTTCGCGTCATCTCTTCTGCTATCGTGCCAGTAATCTTGCGATACTCCGGCAACTGAGCAAGTTGAGACAAATATGGGTAGCCAGGAAATCCACCGTAGCCATATGCGGTGATGTTTGCTGAGTTAAGGTAACTGTACGGCGTGGAGTCCATCGCCAGAGCTGACTCCCCAATATGTTCAGGAATAACGCCTGGCGGGGGTACGTATCTCTCAATTCTACGCAATGCCTCGCCTTCATTTTTAATTCGCTCCTGTTCGTTAATAATCGCAAGAACATTCGCCAGAGACATTGGCTGTTTCGCCTCTTCTTTCTGAGGCTCAGATTTTTTCTTTCTCAAAAAATTAAACACTATGCGAGCCTCAAAAGGTCTTCAGATATACGTAACGGACCATTGCCATTTTTCATCTCATCGATGGCATCCATCATCGGATCAAGCTGGTCGTCGTGCGTATTGAAATCAGGATTAATGGCTTCCATCTCAACGAGGAAGTCGTTGATGAATGGTGCGCTGCTGGGCAACTTGATGTAACCGGACTCGATATAACCCTGTACGTCCATCAGTCGCGTGTACTTATCCTTATCGCGCTGAATTGCTTTGATGGGGCATATCGCTTTTTTACGGATGTTCTGTATCAGGCCTGTGCCAGATGACTTGTCCTCTATCGCCATGTGGCGAAGCGGCCCATTCTTCAGAGTTTTGCACTTTTCCCAGAATGCAACAGCACGGCGTTGTAATTCATCGGCCTCCCATTTACCGCGAATCATATCGATCAGATAGATGTACCCGTCAGTACCAAGCCCCCAGTGCTCGAATACTGAGAAGTCGTTGACCTCTTTTGTTTTCTGTGCGGTGTCTCCATAGACGGCACGCCATTGCATGGGAGGGAGTACCGAATATTCACCAAACCATTCAGACTTAATAAGCCCCCCGCCTTTGGCGGTTGGTCGTTGCTGATAAAGAGCATTCCATACAAGGGAACCGCGCTGTTTGCATTTCTCTACGAACTCTCTCGGCATGCGCTCAGGGAACAGAATTTCACCGGGATTGCGCAGTCGATACACATTACCGTTGAGTTCATGAATCTCTTCCTTTTCAGCCTCCATTGGGAAGCTAACTACGCGCCAGCGTTCCCCGCCCTCTTCAGCTAGTTTTAATAACTGCCCGGCGAGATCGTTTTGATGCCAGCGTGTCAGGATGATGACGATGCCGTTTATCTTCGGGTCAACACGAGTGAAGAATGTCGTGTCATACCAGTCCATCACCGCTTCCTGGTAAATTGGAGACGATGCGGTTTTGTAATCTTTCGCGGGGTCATCAATAACCCCAATGTTCATACCCTGACCGGTGATACCACCGTTAACACCAGCAGAACGATATGAGCCGCCGTGTAGTTCGCCTTTGGCATCCACTGGTTCCCATAGCTCGGTTTTGTTGATGCCTCCCGCCAAACTACGTCCTGAAGGTATTTTCACGTCAGGGAAAACATCAGCGTACTTGTCAGAGGTGATAATGCGTTTAACGTCACGGCTCATTCGGTCTGACAGGTCAGAAGAATATGAGCACGAAATAATGTTCCATGATGGATGCTGTCCTAACACATACGCTGGGAAGCGGCGAGAGCACAACTCACTCTTTCCTGAGCGCGGAGGGGCAAACACCATTAGCCTGGGCATGTTTCCGGCTTTAACTTCATCCAGAAAGTGATCTAGCTCAGCACAAAGCAGCTCGTTAAACCAACCTGTTTCGTATTGCGGATTAGTGTATAAGGTGAAATCGAGAAGTTTTTTTCTTGCTGAGCGGATAGCCAGCTCTTTGTGCAACTCATAAATCTGAGCGTTTCGATTCAAGCTGATTGGAGCGCCTGCCATTACCAAGCTCCTTCAGTTTCTCTTCAAGTAACTCTTCTGACATATCGGCATAACGTACAGGCCCGCCATCAGCGCCAGTTATTTCTGTAGATGTTTGCTCTTTAAACGCCTGAACAGAAACATGCTTACCAAGAAGTTCGAGGTTTTTGACCTTATCAGGCCATTTAATTTTCTTCAGAAGTGCGGCGCTATCTGCGGATGCCATCTCCACGACATCCATTCCTGATAGCGTTGTGCGCCATACTTTAGGCCAGTCTTTAATGGGCTTTAGCTCACCGTTTTGCAGGAGAATGTCGAGCACATCCATCTGGTCGATTTCAACCAATCTACGAAGAACATAGGCTGCATCTATGCCCGTCTGTTCAACGCGGGCGGATTTAAGTTCAGCAACGAATTTTTGAACATTAACATTTGCTAATAATCGAGATGCCTGCTCATTGGCGGTCTTCTCGCTGTAGCCCGCCCTGATAGCTGCCTGTGTGCCGTTCAGATCTTTCAGGTACTCACGGGCAAACAGCTCTTGTTTGTCGGTGAGCTTTGCCATTATTTGTGCTCCGTTTATCCGTTAAAAGGGATATCAGTTAAGTTATCCCGTGTAGGGTATAAGCCATTGTCGAGACCACTCATTGAATGGTCTCTGCAATAACCGATGTCTTTCCATCAGTCCGCCACCACAAAGAATCTTTTTTGCCATAAGGCAGGATGTTCATCTTTCAGTGGCTGCCAGTGTTATTTCCCCACTTACTGGCTTGGGTTGCTTCGTGGTACTGCCGTTAATTAGTGAGTCCGGGGATTACGGTTTGCCCGTGCTGTTCAAGGCGTTCAATTCTCGCCAGTAGCTGAGGCTTCTTAATTTTTCCCCAGCGATTAAGCAGGCGACCTGACATGCTGGCAACATCCTTCTCTTTCATGTACTCCAGCATTACGGAATTTCGCTCTTCTTCAAATTGACGATTACCAACCTGAAGCATGGCGTACATCCAGTTGAATGCGTTGATGTAAGCAATTTTGATACGCATTGCTTCTTTTTTGGTGTAGGACATAACCAAAAGCATCAACCCATCCTTACGTAGCCGATAGAATTTTTGTGGCTTACCATTCTGTAACTCATTGTTTTTATAGCAAACCTCAAAATTGAGTTTTGTATCAAACTCTTCAGGACAAGCAGCGATAGTTCTTTCTACATCACGCACAACGTTGTCATGTCGCTTACGAAATGCTTTCGCCACCATAAATGAATCGGTGACAGGGTCATTGTTGGTAATAAAAACCAGTTCTTTGAAATCAATGCCGTCAACGATAGTTGGATAATTCATCGGTAATTACCTTTTAGTGATGAACCTTGTCACACAGGATTCCGGCCCACAGAAAGGCACCGATAACCAAACCGGCATCCTCAAGGGTCATCCTGAAAGGCTCTGTGTTCATAAGTCGCGCGTGTGAAGCGCGTTTACTGCGGACATAAAAAAGCCCCGCATCGCGAGGCTCATTAAATGGACTTTGTGATTTGCAAAAAAATTATTTCAGGCATTGCGTCCTGATGTATTCCTGCAGGTAGTTAACCTGCGCGGTTATCTTGTCGACTCCACTTCGGAGACGGTAATAATTGAGTTCAGCATCTGCTGTAAGTCTTGGGCTTTCTCCATCGCCCATGCTGCTGGCTCCGGTCGTTGACTTTGCACAGGTGGCGGCGACTTGCAGGCGCTTACGACCAGCAGAAACATCAGCACGGAGACTTTCGATAGTCGCGTTAGCATCAGCAAGCTCCTTTGTGTATCTGGCGTCAAGTTCTGCTACATCACGTTGACGCTTCTGCATGTCAGCGATTGTGGATGCGGCTTTATCGCGCTGTTCTTTGTAGGCGATGGCGTTATCACGGTAATGATTAACAGCCCATGACAGGCAGACGATGATGCAGATAACCAGAGCGGAGATAATCGCGGTTAACCGACTCAT